CCTCTTTCTGCTCCCCAAATAGTTCATCCTTTAGCCAGTGTGTAAGAAGTAATCCCAGTATGGCAAATTTAATAATAGCCATAGGGTTAGATTCCACCTTTTTGTGCTCATCGTCTGACCCAGATTTTAACTTCTGCTCTAAAAATGATGGGTCTAGCACCTTGCTGGTAGCCTTTTCAAAATCCTCAGCAGAAATAATTTTTAACCCCTTGTTTGCATCCCTCAATAATTCTTCCATGTTTTTAAATTCTCCTAACTACTTTTATTATATTCCCTTTACCGGGAAATATCAATCTCCTGTATAAGTCTTTTGTCCATCTGTATAAATAGATGTAAGCCCGTAACCTATTTCATCAAAACGTGAAGCTCTGTTTATGTCTGCTGTAACTCTTGGATAACCATCAAGCCCAGTAAACACCCAGCTTTTACCATAATGTAAACTTAAAGAATAGGCTTCTATTTCCGCTTTTGAAAAATCATCCATATTTTACCTCCTCACAAAACTTGTAAAATTTTCCTAATATTATTGTCTCATATTTTAAGACAAAATGCAACATATTTCTTTATTTTTGGCAAACTATTTATATCATTTGTTGCAAATGCAACGTATAATTAATGTATAGGTGTTGCAAATGCAACAAAATTTAGGAGGGTTTACAATGCAGTTACTTTCTATTAAAGCATGTATATTTGGAATTTTCGCAGCTGTGGGGGGTTTCTTTAGTATTTGGTTTGGGGGCTGGGCTGTGGTAATGATGATTTTTGTTGCTCTAATGATTGTTGATTATGTGACTGGCTTTACTCTGGCTGCTGTTTTCAAAAAATCCCAAAAAACATTAACCGGGGGCTTATCATCCAAAATAGGAATAGCTGGTGTATTTAAAAAGGTTTTTATGTTTGGTGCATGTTGGATAGCTGCACAGCTTGACAATATGTTTAATACCCATTTATTTTTAGCTGCTATAGCTTCACCCTTTTTAGTAAATGAAATTGTATCTATCATGGAAAATCTGGGGCTAATGGGTGTTAAAATTCCTGTGGCTATCTCCAATGCGCTCGATGTGTTAAAAACTCAGTCTAAAAACGCTTCACAGCAAGCTCTGGAATCAATCGAAAATGTTGTATGTGATGTAATAGTGAAAGCCGGGGAGAATCTTTCATCTGAGAGCCAGACAGAAAATTCGACAGAAACAGACATAACAACAGAGGGTAAATCAGAATGAAACCGAATGGTGTAGCTAATATCCATGTATTGGATGTTTACCATTATGATAATATGCCCTCTGATTTTGCAGCTTTTAAAAATGCTGGTTTTGATGGGCTTATTATAAAAGCATGTGAGGGCACAACATTCACAGACCCGGAGTATCAGAACTTCTATACTAAAGCTAAAGCTGCTGGTCTTAAAGTGGGCTTCTACTCTTTCTTTAGGGTTAACGAATACAACGGATTAGCTCAAGCTAATTATTTTATAACCCGTATAAATGCTATAGCCGGGGTACAAATGGACTATCTCCCCTGTTTAGATGTAGAAGTACCAGCTGATGGGAGTGGAATACATAACGGAACAACCACAGCACAGCAAGTACAGATAGCCCTTGCAGCTGTAAAGGCTGCTTTTGGCAATGTGATGCTTTATGCAGATAAAGGTACACTGGACACTATGACAATAAAATTTTCTGATTATCCGCTTTGGATAGCCAGATACCCCACAGACACATATGAAACTGGGGCAGTAACAGGAGATTCCAGTATTTTACCCAGAGATGTAACAGGTTATTCCAACTGGATAGGCTGGCAGTATCACGGGGGTATAGGGGGTGCTAGTGCTTTTGGGCAGAGATATGATGAGAACTGGTTTACATCATCTATCTATTTATCCGGGCAGATTGTAACTCCGCCATCCCCAACTATTTCATGGTACGTAATCCAAAATGGCGCTAAACTTAAAGCTTTACCGTCCCCGGATGCTACAACAGGCAACGACAGCAGAATAACAAGTACAGCTGTAATTGCAACATTAAACATAGGGGATATAGTAACGCTGGATAGGTATGTGGTAGATGAAGCATATGCCAGAGTTATTATTAATGGGCATACTGGCTGGATTCTTGAAACTAGTATAGGGGCTAGTAATACCCCGGCACCATCCCCAGAAGTAAACCACTATTGGCATGTAGTGGTGTCTGCTCTGGCAATGAGAAATTGTACTTCTGCATGGAGTGGGAATGACCCGGCAATAGGTATAAGCCCTCTTATGAAAATGTTACATAAAGGGGATAAAGTTTCTTTGGAACGTTATGTAAAAGGCGAAAAATATGCCAGAGTTAGTTATAAAGGCTCTATAGGGTGGATTTATCTAACCTATATAAATTATTAAAGGAGGTTTAAAATGACAAGGGATGAACATTCAGCACAGTTAAAAAAGCTTCATGAAAATCTGGCAGACCCGGAGATAGTATCAGAAGTCATAACCCATCTTTCAGAAGATTACGCACAGGAACTAAAAGCTCTGGAAGATGATGCTACACTAATGGCTAAACTTAAAGAAAGCAATGATAAGCTAATTAAGGCTAACGGTGCTTTACTGATGAAAGTTACAGCTGGGGACACAGAGGAAGAACAAGAAACAGAAGTAGACCCGGACGAGGTTTTTAATGGTCTGTTTGATGCAGACGGAAATTTGAAATAAGGTTAATTTAAAAGGAGGAATAAATCACAATGGCTGATATGACTAGCGTAATGAACGCAATCTTAACTGCTGGCAGTGCTGAATATGCTGCCCGTGTTCCTGTGGCTACTAGAGACAATATAACCTCTGTGGCTGCTCCTATTATTAAATATCAGAGTACCCAAAATGAATTTTTGTCCGCTCTGGTAAATAGAATAGGCATGACCATCATCCGAAACAACATTCTCAAAAACCCTCTTGCTCCTTTGAAAAAAGGTTCTATGCCTTTAGGCAAAGACATTGAGGAAATATTTACTAACCCAGCTAGGGCACAGAAATTTGGCAACAGCACCACATCGCTGCTCACGCAGACAGCCAGTGATACATATGCCATTTTTCACCGGCTCAATAGGGAAGATCAATATCCTGTTACAATCACAAAACCCCAGCTTCAACAGGCATTTACATCATGGGGTGAACTTGAAAATCTGCTTAACAGCATTACAAACAGCATGTATGCTGGCAATGAGTACGATGAATTTATATTGATGAAAAACATGTTTGCAGATGCTATTACCGGGGGTAAAGTGCTCTGGCTGGAAACAGCAGATATAACCTCTGCTGGTGGAGCTTTGCAGTTTGCCAAAGATTTAAAGAAAGCCCATAAAGCTATGGCTTTCCCCGGCTCTGCTTTTAACATGTTTAAACCCTATAACGCAGCACAGACCCCGGCTATAGTGGTTAACCCCATCATAACTTGGACACCTAAAGAGAAACAAGTGCTTATAATGAGGGCTGATGTGGATGCAGAAATGGCTATCGATGTGCTGGCCTATGCTTTCCATGATGATAAGATAGACATTGAGACCCGTAAAGTAGAAGTAGACGACTTTGGAACTGCTACAAATGCTTACGCTATTCTAGCTGATGAAGCATGGGTACAGGCTTATGATAATGTGTTTGAAACAAGTGAGTTTTATAACGCAAAAGAACTCTCATGGAATTACTATCTAAATGTATTTCAAACGCTCTCTGTTAGTCTGTTTGCAAATGCTGTGGCTTTTGGACATACACCTACAGAGGGTTAATAACAGGAGGTTTCTTCCATGATAATCTCTCCTAACTCAGAGGTACGGCTTTTGGCTGTACCTCTGAATAAAGATAATAAAAACCAAATAGACTTTATCTCTGCAAGTGAACAATGGCAGTATTTTGTTAGTTTAACTGGTAACGCTTTTACTGCTGATGATTTTAGTTATATAAGACAAGATAATAAACTCAGAATTCCTTTACATGTAGACCAGCTTTTAGGTAGATGTAATTATGTAATGTACCAAAATTTACATTACGGGGAAAAATGGTTTTATGCTTATGTTACTAAAATAGAGTACGTAAATGATGAGATGTCATTTGTTTATATAAAAACTGATGTTTTCCAAACTTGGATGTTTGACATAACGCTAATGCCCTCTTTTGTTTTGCGTGAGCATGTAGCAGATGATAGCATAGGTGCTAATCTAATACCAGAGAATTTAGACACTGGTGAATATGTGGTAGAGGCAGCGGAATACAGCAATTGTTTAGGGAGTGACATTATAATAGTAGGAACTACTGTTGTATTAGATAGTCCGGAGTTAGGCTCTTCTAGTGTTAGCGGAGACTTATACAGTAATGTATTCTCTGGGGTTATATATTACAGATTTCATACAGACACTACTTCTATTAATAGGTTAAAAACCTATTTGCAGACTATCTGTGATAATGGACAAGCCGATAGTATAGTGTGCATGTTTATGTTTAAGAATGGGTTTTTTGACCCGAATGTGTGGACGGATGAAGTACCAAACAGCCAACAGATGGATAAATATATTACCACAACAGCAAGAATATCAGATTTAGATGGGTATGTACCTAAAAACAATAAATTGCTTTCATATCCGTATAGGTTTTTGTCTGTATCTAATCAACATGGGGGCAATGCTGTCTATAGATATGAATACTGTACTCAGCAAAGCGGTTTATATGCTTTTCGTGTAGCTACAAATATAGCCCCTAATGCTGTGGTATACCTAATACCTACTTATTATAAAGGTATGGCAGAAAATAGGGATGAAGCTTTAGTATTGGCTGGATTTCCTCAATGTAGCTGGAATATAGACGCATATAAAAACTGGCTTGCTCAAAATAGTATTTCAATCGCTTTAAGTGTAGCTGGCTCTGCTGCTGCTGTAGCTGGTGGAATAGTTACCGCTAACCCTCTAGCTATAGCTGCTGGAGGGATAGGGATAGCTTCTGAGCTTGGGCAAATACAGCAGCATAGTATCCAACCTCCACAAGCTAAAGGTAATGTAGCTGGGGCTGGTGGTGCTGCTTATTCTCTGGGCATGTTTGATTTCTTGTTTCAACATATGACCATACAATATCAATTTGCTGAAAGAATAGATAAGTTTTTTGAGATGTACGGCTATAAAGTGAATATACTAAAAACCCCGGAATTGAGAACCAGAACATATTGGAATTACATACAAACAGCTGGTATTAATCTATATGGCTCTATTCCAGAGGATGATAAACTAGAGCTAAAAGCTCTGTTTGATAATGGTATAACCATATGGCATGATACAGATAACTATGGAAACTATGGACTAGACAATCATTAAGGAGGGAAATATGGCTAAAACAAGTTTAAACTTTTTTGAATATAAATCTATGACTGATGCAGAATACCTCAATATTATAACATACGATAATATTTATAGTAGGCTGAGAAATTTAGCGTTATCTATGTTTGAGTGGAAAGGCTTGCCAGAAAGCTGTAATTTCAGATTCTTGGAAAAAACACTTTTTGAAAATGGTGTTTGTGGGTTTATAAAAGACCCGAATAAGGGCTTTTTAAATCTCCGTACTAATAGAAGTGGGAGCTTTAATATTTACGGGGAGCCTAAATCTTGGAGATGTTACGGAATGGGGGAGGCATATAGCCATTCATTCCCAGCGTACTATATGAATGTAAATACAGACACAGGGGAATTAATTAAAAATGGTGATGTGTGTGTTCCTATTCGTAATAATATAGATATGACACCTACTGATGCTTTTATCCGGGTATTCACATATAGACTTACACAAATAGTACGCACAATAGACATTAATATTAATGCTCAACGCACACCTTTTGTGGCTGTATGTACACAACAGCAACAAGAAACTGTAAAGGCTATATTAGATCAGTATAAAAACAATGAAGAATTTATACTGAAAGTTAAAAATGCTCTCGATATAAATCAAGTGCTTAATGTTATTAAAACAGATGCACCATTTAATGCTGATAAAATGACACAAATATATCATGATAGATGGAATGAAGCCCTTACATTTTTAGGCATTGACAACACGAATATGGATAAAAAAGAAAGAATGATTACTGATGAAGTAGAAAGCAATGAGCAACATATTACCTCTAACACTAACGTAATGCTGTTAACCCGTAAAGAGGGAGCGGAAACAATTAATAAAGTGTGGGATGGTCTTAATGTAAGC